GATGTTCGAGGGGCGCGGCTCGCGCGACGACGCCGACCTGGTGCTCGTTGACCTCGCCGTGTTTACGCGGTATCTGGATACCACACCGTTGGGCACTCCAGCGGACATCGTGAAGGCGCTGGACCAGCGACGCGCAGTGTTCGCAAGGATCGTCGAAGCAGTTATCGGGGCTGGCGGCAACATGGACGGCCTGCATCGTGCAGTGCTCGCCACGCCAGCTCTGACTGAGGAGAATTAGGAATGTTCACCCGCCGAGTAGGCCCAGTCTGGGCACCAGCACCCGAAGTCGCCAGCCCCGCTGTCGAAGTCGCCCCTGTTGTTGCACCAGTGGACACCCAAAAGGCGGATGACGGCAGCGTTGTTGTCGATCCGGTCGACAACAAGGCTGGGACTGCCTTCGCGGCCCTCGACGAGGACACCCGCGGCTGGCTCCAGACGAAGGGACTGACGGGCGTTGACGCGCTCGCCAAGTCAGCTCGAGAGAGCGAGAAGCTGCTCGGTGGCATGGTTAAGCTGCCGGGTAAAGATGCCACTCCCGAGGAGCGCGAAGCGTTCCTCAACAAGCTAGGTCGTCCTGAGAAGGCCGATGGCTACCAGTTCACCGTACCGAAAAACCTTCCTGAAGGTCTGCCGTACGATGGCGAGCGAGCCAAGGCCTTCGCAGTCAAGGCGCACGAACTGGGCATTCCCCAGGACGCAGCGGCTGGGCTCCATGACTGGTTCATGGCGGACAGTGTCAATGCTTTCGCAGGCATGGGGGAAGCCCAAAAGGCAGCCATGCAGCAGAAGGCCGGCGCCGCAACCGAAGCGCTTGTAAAGGAATGGGGACCGCTCGACGGTGAGACTGCGCAGGCGAACTTTGAGATCGCCGACAAGGTCTTCACCCAGGTTCCCGGTGGCCAGGATTTCCTCAACGAACTCAAGACGCTAGGCGTCGTGGGGCCGAACAAGGAAATCCTCTCGGTGCCCATCGCGAAGATGTTGGCGGCCATCGGTACTGCTCTCTACACCGAAGACGGTGTCCTGCGCGGCAAGACCGATGTCATCGGCAACCCCTTCGACAAGAAGGGCACCAGCTTCAATCTCACGGCTGCGATGCAAATCGCCAAGGATAACCCGGATCGCGCCAAGTCGCTAATGGTGGCGGCTGGCGTAAAGCCCGAGGAGTTCGGGCTCAAATCCTGAATTGGAGCTAAGCCAAAATGTCCGTTGTACGCCTTACCGACGCCATCGAACCGACCATCTTCTCGCAGTATTCCTCTGTCGAGACGATGCAGAAGTCGGCCTTCTATGGCTCTGGAGCACTGCGCTCCGACGCCGATCTCGCCGCCAAGCTGGCCGGCGGTGGTCGCACCTTCAACGTCCCGTTCTGGAAGGACCTGGACGACAGCGAGCCCGACGCGGCGAGCGATGACCCGAACAGCCATGCTGTTCCGTCGAAGCTCACCAGCGGTACGGACATCGCCCGCCGCATCATCTGGACCAAGGGCTGGTCGACTGCGCACCTCGTGCAGGAGCTTGCCGGTTCCGACCCGATGCGCCGGATCGCCGAACGCGTAGGCGCCTACTGGGCGCGCCGCCTCGACGATGCTGCGATTGCCGTTCTCCGCGGCGTCTTCGCCGACAACATCGCCAACGACGCCGGCGACATGGTCGAGGACATCTCCTCGGACAGCGCCGCCGCCATCACCTCTGCCGAGCGTATCTCGGCCGAGAGTGTCATGGACGCCGCCCAGACGATGGGCGACGCCAAGTCGGCACTGAAGCTGCTGGTCATTCACTCGGAAGTCGGCACACGCCTTGCGAAGAACGACCTGATCGACTTCATCCCCGACAGCAAGGGCAACCTGACGGTGCCGACCTACCTCGGCTACCGCGTCTACGAGAGCGACAAGGTTCCGGCGATCGCCGGCACCAACCGCATCCGCTACTGGAACTTCCTGATCGGCATGGACGCGCTTGGCTGGGCCGAAAGCCCCGTCGCCCGCCCGGTCTCGGTCGAGCAGGACGAAAGCGCCGGTGACGGTATGGGGGTCGAGACCCTCTGGACCCGCCGCCAGTTCGCCATGCACCCGTACGGGATCAAGTGGACCGACACCTCCGTCGGCGGCGAGTTCCCGACCGTGGCCGAGCTGCGGCTCGCCGCGAACTGGGATCGCGTCTACCCGGAGCGCAAGCAAATCCCGCTCGCGCTTCTGATCACCAACGGCTAAGCTGCCGCCAACGTCGACCAGGGGCCGTGCCCCTGGTCGATATGAAAGGACGACTGACATGACCAAAGGTCTCCCCCGCTCGTTGGCGAAGGCGCAGTTTGATCTCGGTGTTGAGGGCGTCTCGGCACTCGCCGGCACCCTGACCGGCACCGTAGACGGCACGATCGCCGACATCGCCGCCACGGCTTCGGCCGTTGTCGGTGGTGCTACCCCGACTGCCGCCCAGGTCGACACCGGCATCGCGCTGGCTGTCTCGACCATCGTCAGCGGCACCAACACGCAGCTCAAGGAGCTGACGACCAAGCTCAACGCCCTCATCGCGGCGCTGCAGCTGGATTAAGCCGAGCGCGGAGCTACGGCCCCGCCCTCAAAGAACCTGACGCCCGGGCAGCCTCCCGCGCATGGAGTGAACGAACATGACCACCTATCGCAAGTTCTGGCAGGATATGCCGCGGATGGACTTCAACGAGTATGTCAATGACTTTACCAAGGTCAGCGACTACCTCGCCACCGACTGGACCATCACTGCCCTCGCCGGCACCAACACCATCGCCGTCGACGTCGACGACCCGAATGGCGTGCTGCTGCTGACTTCCGGCGCCACTGAAGACAACGGCTCTGGTTACAACCAGAAGATCGAGGCTTGGCGCTTCGCGGCCAACAAGGCGCTCGAGTTCGAGTGCCGCTTCAAGATGAACGACGTCACTCAGGCCGACATGGTTATCGGCCTGCAGATCACCGACACCACGCCCTACGCCGTCTCCGATGGCGCCTGGTTCGGCACCGATGACGGCGACGCCCTGCTTGACTTCCATCTGGCCAAGGCTTCGGTTCAGGGCGACCTGACCGGTCTCGCCACCCTCGTGGACGACACCTGGGTCAAGGTTGGCTTCTACTACGATGGCGTCGACGCCAACGTGCAGGTCTTCATCAACGACGTTCGCGTCGGCGCCCTGCCGTTTGCCACCAACGCCCCGACTACCGAGCTGTGCATTTCGCTCGCCCACACCACTGGTGAGGCCGTCGCGAACACCCTGCTCATCGACTATATCCGCGTGGTGCAGCAGCGCTAAGCGGCCGAGAAAGGCGATAGGTCTCCTCCCGATCGCCCTCTGATGGGGCTGCCTCCTCCGCAGCTGGCAGCCCCATCGCCTTCCACCGAGGAGCAGAGGATTTTGAGGACAATGGCCGACACCAACAACATCTCCCCAGTAGCGCCGCGCGGCACCGAACGTGTGCGCCGTCGCGCTGACCAGGCTGCCCACGCCGAGCAGGCTGTGGTCGAGGCCGCGACGCTCCAGCCGCTCCGCGGCGAGGAGAAGGTTGCCGCCATCGCCGCCAACAAGGCAGCGGACCTCGCCCGCTTCGGCGGCGGCGAGAACCGCGCCAAGGTACGGCAGGCCGAGAACCGCGTCGCAGCCGCCGCCCAGGACGCCGCGTTCGCTGGCGTCACCGCCTTCCAGAAAGCCAATCTCGTTCCCGGCCAGCAGGTCGACCACCGCACCGCGCGGCTGATCGCCAAGGCTGCCGACCGTGAGCAGCGTGACCGCGTCACCGAGGCCGCCAAGGCTGCTGGCAAGGCGGTCTTCCAGACGCTGAACGACCGCGTCGTCGGCGGTCGCCCGTCAATCCATCGCAAGATCGCCAACCAGGCCGCGAAGGTCGCTGCCGCGGCGCCGAAGGAGTAGGGCCACCATGCCCGACGTGAGCGTAGATCGCGGCGGGTTCAGTGCCTACTGGTACAACCGTAGGCGCCGCAAGGAACGTATCGGCGAGTTGCTGGTCAACCCGACCTTCCAGTTCGACCTGAGTGGCTGGACGT